TTGAATACCATACCACCAGAAAACGCAACAGTTTCAGCCGAGGTATTTGCAGAATATAGAACGTCAGTGCCTTGAGTTCCTGCGGTATTCATTTCATAAGGAATCAATGAATGCAGATTTGTTCCGCTTGTAATAGGTATCAACTGTTTACGTTTGGTAACACCGGTTGCACCATCTTCAGCATTGTTAATTTTGGTTGTGACCAACAAATCAACTTTAATTGTTTCAGTTGCTTTTAAATCAACTTCAAAAGAAGATGTTGAAACTGAAGTTACTGTAAAGTTGTTGTTAGACAATGCAATGACTGTGTTTGGTGTAACACCAAATCGAACATTACTTGCGCTGTCAGAACGAACAAAACAAATAATATTGTCCTGTAGCAGTGCATCAGAAATTGTTCCTGAGCCGCTAGAGAAAGAGAAGCTATCCGTTCCAGATGCAGTTACAGTAAATTTACCACCAGAGGTTGTTCCAGAATATTTCTTTCTTGTGAAGAAGTCCATATTCGAAATTGTGTTTGCTTTGATAGCAGTCTGTGGTGGGTTGAATAACAATGATGCTCTTGCTGGCTCATTGATAGAAGCCCAGCCTGTAGTTGCCGATTTAGAATCGGCATCAATGTTACCAGCAAATGCAATGTACAAACCACCATTCGCAACTAAAGATTCTGCGGCAGCGAAATCAGATTCAATGCTGAATGTATTTGATGATGGTATAAATGGTAATGAAGATTCTAGATTCAAAGTTGCTGTGTTTGAACTTGTAATCAGAATAGGAGCAAGTGCGCTACCTGCACCGTTCATAATTCTGAAATACATATTTGCATATGCATTTGTAGTCAATGAAGAATTAAACGTAGCAGGAATGGCAATTGTTGTAGGTGAAGAACCGGAAGCCGCTAGAGTTCCAGTAATAGGTACATTATTTGCACCGAATGTGTAAGTTGTAAATGTGTGTGTATTGCCGTTTGCAGAATCTACAGAGTCGTTGTAACGAATCATGTGTGTATAAATCGTACCAATCTTTGTCGAGTTATATGCAGGTCCTGTAGATATTGAAATGCTTGCGTGAGGAACACAGTGTATATCCAACTGTGGATATGTGGAAATATCTAATGTTCCGCGAACGTTGGCTAGAACAACACTTGATTCATAATTCGTAGACAAGTCATAATCGTTTACGTTTGCAACTTCTCTTGCTCTGTCAACGCTTATGGTTGAAGGAGCGATGGTTTGAAATTCATAGCCACCGACATATGCTTTTCCTGGGTCAAGCACAACGCTAAATTTACCATTTGCAGAATCACCTTCATCGATAGAAATGACAAATGGGTCAACAGTGTAATTACCTGACTCATCATATGTTCTGCGAGCCAAAGTCTTTTCAATTTCGCTGTAAAGTGGATAATCAATTTCTTTAACAACCGTATCATCAACTAAACGAATGATTTCAAAGAAGGTTGAAACGTCAGAAGAATCAATTGTTCTCTTTGCTAAGTTTGTAGCAATCTTGAATCTATTTGCACCAGGCGCTTGATAGTTAAAAGAGCCTTGTGCGGGGTCTAGCAACGAAGTATCATCAACTTCATCAACTATTGTCTCATCAAATTCAATACCTATCTTGTATGAAGGTTTGGTGTTTACTGTAGAGGAATTACCAATTCTATAAAACAATTCGACCAACAAGAACTGCGGAACAACCTTAACGAATTGTCCCTTAAAGTAATAAACACCTTCTTGTATACTTGCAATGAAAGAACCACCAGTTGCATTTGTTGTTCTAAGTGTAGCAAAAATATCTTCACCATAAACGCGAACATTTTCAGATTCTGCAAATTTATCACCGCTCAAATATTTGATAATAAGTGCTGGAGTTGTCGAATCTGTAGTATCAATAGCAATAACTTTTGCTCTTACGGTTTTACCGCTTCCAAAAGAAACAACTGTTTTATTCAAAAACTGAGTAGCATCAATGTCCGTTCCACCAAACTGAGATTGCAATAGCACATAGTTTGCTTTTTTATCCAGAGAAACTTTACCACCAATGATTGGGCTACCACTCTTAAAAATGTGATTACCAAATTTTTCAATTTGGTTAGAAAGAATGGTTTGTAATTGTGTTAGTTCTCTTGCTTGGACCGAATAACCTGGACGAAACAAAACGCGCATGAAGTTGTTATCTTCATCGAAGTCATCGTAGTATGGGTCGTAATTGAATAGAGTTGTCATTTATTCCTCTTAGAAACTCAGTATGAAACGGATTCTTTCCGTTTGGTCAGCATCTCTTGTAATTGGTAATTTATCAGCTATGTATAATACTTTACCTGAATATAAATCCAATGTCGGTGCTATCACATTGTTAACAATGCGAATAGAACCCGTTGAGAATCCTTTAATTGCTTGATTCTCTGAAATTGTACCGCGAACGTTATTCAGATACAAATAATTTTCGACGGTATCGAAAGATATTACTTCACCAGTAAAGCTTGCATCAGAGAAAGTTCCTCCTTGGAAAACAATCTCATCTGTATTGAAATCACCGATACCCGGTGACACTTTAACTTTTGTGTAAAGGCTATATGAATTTGCAGTAGCTAATCTTGTTGTGCCATTCAAATAAGGGTTTTGTATCAAAACAATTTCACGGAAGTCATTGTCTACTGGTATTGCGCCACCTTCTTCACCGTCAAATTCTACGTTGAACATAACTGTACTTGCACCCAATTCATAAACTGGGTCATAACCATGTCCATCATGTGGAGCAATTGATACTGTTGCGGCAGCGGAAGTTCCTGTTCCGCCAGTCACATCAGTGAAAGTTAAATTTGCATAAGTGTAATAGTTGCCGCGACTCTGTATAACAATATCTTGAACTTGTCCACTGGAAACGTTTGCTTTTAAAATTGCACCCGTTCCATCACCTTCAATTGTTATGATTGACTGTGTGGTGCCATCTGTATAATTATTACCTGAATTTGTGACAGTTACAATGTCAATTGAACCTGGTTCAGCGGCAGCGCGAACAAACTTGTTGTAAACGACAGGCATCCATTCGGCAGTCAAAAACTTTTGTTTTTGCAAAGACGTTAATGTCATCATATATTTCCACTTATAACCATCTAAAGTTTCAACATATGGTTCTTCAAGTGATGTGGTGGAAAGAGAGAGTTCTGGTTCACTTGTCGATGAAGCTCCAGAATTATTAGAAAGACATTTGAAAACTTGGTCTTTCGAATTTAATACATAAAAATTCGAATTTGCTACATATGTGCTGTAAACTGTATTGGAAGTCCAATTTATTCTCGGTGCGACAAGCGATGAATTTTCCAGAGAAACTTGTTTTGCAAAAATGCCTCGTTTATAATAATCGTTGAATGCATTGATACTGTCGTTTGGAGTACCTGCAACTTCTGTTCCTGAATTCCAAGGTAATTGTTTACCTAAAAATGCGTAAATGTAAGATTTTCTATCGGCTGGAAGGTAAGAATTGGCACCAAGTTCCATCAAGTTATAAACTTGTTTTGCCAATAAAATCTTAAAGTTTTTTGTTATAAGTGCAGACATAATTTTATTTATCTAACTTTTTGGATGGTAGCATTTAAATTGCGACCATTAGCCTTAAATGTTGTCTTGGTAATAATAGTATTAGCATTAACTGAATTTGCGGTCGAAAATTCAGTGTGAATTACGTTCACTGTAGCTGACGTAGAAGTTACATTAATGACTGTATTCAGAATAGCGTAATTAGAATTCGTAACTGTCTTAATGGTAGTTGTGTTTCCAGTTGACAGATAAATCGTATCACCTTCTTGCAAGTCATTAATAAAGTTTACGCTGTTTGCGTGGCCGAAAAGTAGGTTGGAACCAGTTACAACATTAACTGTATTTTGCAATGTTTTGTGTACATTTGATAAGATGATAACATCACCAACATTAACTGTGGCCAACAAATTAGCACTGCCGTTTGTGGATACGATGGTATTTGAATTCACTGCAATATTGAAAGTATCCATCAGGTCAGTAACAGTTACGACCTGTGCAGTGTTAGTTATTGCAACATCTTCGTCATTTGTATCAACTCTGATAACAAAAGTCTTTGTTCCTATTGGGTGTACAATATCATTCAAAGCACTTCTGAATTTAGCATAATCTGTTTGCGTTTTAATAATATAAGAGAAGTTGTGATATTTTTCACCATCTTGCAACTTTTTATCTGAACTTACATGACCGTCTGTATTCAAATAAATTCCAGGATATCTAATTAGACCATTTTCAAACTTGGCATTCGCTCTTGCATTTCCGTCACCATAGAAAATTGTTGAGGTAACTGTTGCAGTAATTGCATTTGTTGTCGTGGTATTATCAGACTTCAACAATTTAGTTACATCTAATGTTCCCTTATAATCATAGACTCTCAAAAGACCAGTATCATCATTATAACTATCAACGAAGGCCTTAAATGTGAAGTTGGTGTTCGATGTTCCCTGATACACTGCGGTATTGGATACAAATAGCTGACCTTCGGTAATTGCCGTTGTAACCAAGTCTGCGTTTCTTAAAGAAACTCTAGGAGCAGAAACGTAATCGTAACCATAACTAACGATTCGCAATGAAGTAATTGCACCAATTCTGGAAGTGGTTAAACCATATTCTTCACCATCACCTACGATTTCTGAAACTGATAGATTTGCATTTGTTCCTGCGGCAGATTGAATAGTGATGACAGGCAAACTGTTTGCTTCATAACCTTCTCCACCTATGATATATGCACCAGAAGAATGGTTGTTAATTGTCACGGAAGTGATTACACCACCAACTGCAACATTAACATATCCATTAGCTCCGTATCCAGAACCTCCGGTGAAAATTAAAATATCACCGTTTGAATATCCACTTCCGCCGTTATCGATGTTTATTCTTCCGATAGAACCTATTTTGTACAGGTCATTTCTGTTAATTTTGAACAAACTTACATTCGTTTTATCATTTTGGAAATTTTCAGCAAAGTAAACATTATTTGTATCAACGTAAGTGACTTCTTTAACTTCTTCGTATTTGTTGTTTATAAACAAGCGAACATAGTTTCCGGGTTCTAAAGAAGCTGTAAAATTAACGAGTGCAGATGATATTCTGTTCGTGCCTTTTGCTATTGTTAATGAAGATGCAATCAAACTATCAGGCAAATCTTCGTTATAAAAACTGTATGTTTCTACATCTGGTTTTGTTCTATAACCACCACCAGAACCTTCAATTGCAACGAATGAAATAGGATAAACCGTAAAAGGTTGATATGTTGAAATTGCGCTGATAGCTCTGGCTTCAATTACAGAGATATTTGCAAATAACCCGTCCAATGTTGAAACGGACATATTTGAAATGTTGATTGTTCTGGAGATTGAACTGTCTAACAAAGAGATGTTTGCTTTTGCTTCAGAACCTAAAGGTGCGTTTTCAAAACCACCTTTGAAATCGACAATTGAAGAATTGATGTTAACTACTGGGTCACGAAACCCAAAACCACCTTTGATAACCAAAATATCTGTAATACCACCTTTCGTGGTTTCACCGACATATGCGACCGCACCAATCGGATTGTTTGCAGTAGGATTTAAACCACCAACAATACTTACTGGGTCGCCATCATAGTTTGTATCGGGGTCAAATCCATTATAGAAAAGACCTCTTGCTGTTGGAACAATCTTTATCTCAGAAAGCGAACCAATCAAACGACCGCTAACAGTGACTTCTAATCCTGTGCTTGAATCAACGTATGTTGATGATAGTGTTTCACCAGTTTCGAAAAGTCGGTCAACGTTTGAAACGTATGCTTCAATATAAGAAATACCCAACTGTCGGTCAACAGAACGAACAACTTTTTCAACAACTGCGGTTGCTTTAGAAATTTGACCAGTAATAAGTGTTTTTGCAATATTGAAAATGTTGGCATCGTCAGTATCAATACGCAAAGCTAAAGGTAGTGTCCACTTACCATCAGACGCTTTTAATATATCTTCTTTTGGTAAATAAATCTCAATGCCATCATTGTACAATGCACGGAAAAGGAACTTTATAGAATTTTCTGTTCCTTTTGCTTTATATAAATTGGTTACTAACTTTAGAAATAGTCTTTTGTCGGCTTGTAATTCTGTTGGAAAATAGGGCAACAAATCTTTTTTCAATAAGTCCAAATAATAAGTATCAGCCTCATCGATATCGTATGAGTTTTTTAGCGCATCTGTTTCATATGAAACACGGTCGATTTGTTCCAACCACTCATAGTATTTCTCTAAAAAAGTGACGAACTTAGGGTAGTCACTTCTGATAAACTCAGGTAACTGACTAGCAACAATGCTTGATAGGTTAGCGTTTTCCATCAGATAATAACAGTTTTAACGATTACACTTGTTGGGTCTTCCGAATCCAAAACAAGCATCTTGTTCAATTTCGATTGAATAATGTTGATTTTGGGCT